AAGCATCACCAGAAAAAGGATTCCTTGTTGGTAAGTAAGGTAATCCTCCATAATTATCTACATTGTTGAATGTGGTATTACAAGTGGTTAAATCTCTAGCACATCCAGGCCATAATTCAATGGGAGAAGTAGGCATCATGCTAGGAACAGAATCTACCATTGTTAAAACACTCCCTGAATGATTAACTATCAGCATTAGGACACCAAGGCATTTTAACTTTCCCCCAGTAAAATAACCAGCAGAGTATCCAGATATTCCATTTATGGTAATTACATTACCATTCACAGCACTTACCGTAGAAGTTATCTTATATGAATCTGGATTCACGGTACACATAGGCCCATACAATGCATGAGGGCAGTTCACTTGAAACACTCTTCTTAATCCTGATCTCCTTAATATGGTGTAAGAAGAATCAGAACTTAACTCTGCTGTACTTCCTGCCCATTTACATCCTGTAATCCTTCCTTTCCATATAGGAACATAGTCAAGGTCACTATAATGATGTCTATATACTGTCAATATCATTGGATCATTTAACCATCCTGTTCTAAATAGTAAAGCTACAGGATTTGATATTGATAGAGTTATTGCAAGTGTTGACCTCCCAGCCTCACCATTCTTTGAAAAACCACCTCTTTCTATGTATATTGGCTGATACTCATCTGTATCCCATAATACAAGTTGGTTAGAACTTGTGAATAACCATGATTCATTACCCATAGAAAACCTATACAGTTCTATAGGTTTCCCACTGAAATCACTTTTTTCAAATATTGAATAGCTCATATCTTTACCTTATGGAAGAACTACTATAGGAATGCTTGTAGTTACTATATTTATAGATTCCCATTTAAGAGTTACAGAATCAGTATCAAGTCTGACAAGTTCTAACCAAGTACATGAAACAATTGAATCATCAGATATGTCTTCAGGAAGTGCTGAGTCAAGGTAAAGTTTTTCTTCAAGTGATGGTAATGTATCTACACTCATTATCCTTCTTCTTATGGTAGTACCTGCAAAGGTTTGTATCTGTATATGCGCTCTATAATTACCTCCAAACATTTCAAAGAAATATCCTGTAGGGGCAATTACAATAAACATCTGACCTGATAAAGCTGGATAAACAAGTCTGAAACTCTTATCATTTGCAGGGAGGTAGAAAGGTTCTGTTTTTCCTTGAAGTTGAAACAAGAATGAAAGTAGTATATCAACTTCTGTCCTATCACCTATCACAAACTTTATGCTTCTAGTCAATACAGGTTCTATTGACTGAATATCATACTCAATTATTCCTATATCATTATCTAAAAGAACCCATTTATTATCAAATCCTTCTTCAGTATCTTCAAATGTAGGAATCAATGGGCATACTGTAGCACCATTATAAGTTTCTGCTGCATACCCAACTGAAGTCCATTTATCATTATGGGCCATTAAAGAAATGTTAAAAGAAGCTACATCATCTGTTGCTCTGGTGATTGATCTATTTCCTGTCCCTAAGAATGTTCTACAAGGAGCAAACATTGTTGTTCCTGCGAACCAATCTCTCTGAAATGGGGCATCAACAGTGACAAACCCTGAACCAACAGCCATAATATTACGTATCTCATACGTATTCTCATCAGTCCATAAAGCAACACTGGTGTCTTCAAGAAAGTTGTCTGAAGCCATTGTTATAGGAATAGTACTGCTTCCCTCAAGTACGTTACCGGTAAGGTTCACACAATCTCTCCATATAGGCATAAATAGATAACGTATTTTACGCATTGCTATCCAAGATTCTACCTTATTTCTAATATTACCTTCAAGTAGTAATGACAATTCCCATGTCCTTCTAGGGATTAAGCGCATCTGCATACGTTGCTCAGTTCTATCATAAGCAATCATTACATCAGTCTTCCACTCTATTGTTTCCTCTAAACCATTCTCCCAATTATGCTCAGAAAAGATATAACCAACATCACCTGACAGATGGGGTGCTCTTGTTCCTACTATATTAAATAGAAGTGTATTACAGGAAGATGTGAAGGTAAGAATGGTGTCAAATTCAAGAGGACCATCAATTCCAACTGTAACTATTATTCTAGTTGATCTAAGAGAATTTACTATCTTAGGAACAACAGTATCCCATGTAATATCTTCAGAATCAGCACCGCCTACTATACTGATTAGGGTAGCATCATTCAGTGTTCCATTCCACAAATACATCTGAAAATATTTAGGAACAGTTACGTACCCAACATCTTGATAGGCAGGTAGACCCAATACAAATTGCTGTGCAGCATAATTTACTGTTGTAGGGGTTAATGCTGGCGGTACTTTGTAGTTAAAAGGAGTGTCTATTAAGCCGGAAGCCATCTTATATATGCCTCAAGAAAAGTGTCATGCACTGTTGCCATATCTCCAATCCACTTGCTAACGTCCTTCCTTCTCCAGCATCCCAGCTAATAACATCAATAGGGTCATTCCACGTTACTGTGCCTTCATCAATATCGGGCCATCCATTAAATTTATAAGGCCAATCTTGCATAAAAGGAACAAGCCATGATCTTTCTATGCTTGTTGTTATTGAAGGACATACATGGTAATCATTCAACGTAGTGTCCAACAGGCCGTATATTGTCCCATGAATTATACTAAGTGAATACAGTAATGCTTTAATCCTTGTAGCTTCAGGATCAATTGATCCAAATGCCCCAGATATCCCACCAATAACAATTCCAGTATCTCCAGTTACAGTATCACTAGCTATAGGTGTAGGCACTCCTGGTGGATAATACTTATAGGGATGACCAGCTTGAAGACTTCCTGTAGTCCCCCACTTCCAAGCTAAGTAGCCTTCAATTGACTCTCTATCAGATTGAGAAACAGCACTAGGGAGAATAATAAGCTCTGCTAACTCACCATTAAACCATTGCCCTGTTGCAGGAGCTAAGAAATGACCTATTGTAAAATAATATGAGTTGTAGATATTGGGAATACCATCACCACCGTTAGAACCAATGCTCACACCATTTCTGTACATAGTACTGGTGGAGTTAACTAATCCAGGTGCCTTTACATATCCGAAAAGATTTACCGTATCATTAGCTAATGCTGTTCCCGCGTAATAAGCACCATTATAGT